TTACTTAGCCTCGTTCTTTCGAGTGGTTCGGGAATTCTTCCGGGATTTGGCGACGGCGTCGAGCGCGGCGGCGACTTCGGAATCGAGGACGTGCGCATAGCGCGCCGTCGTCTTCAGGCTCTTGTGATTGAGGACGCGCTGGACGATCTTGATGTTGCCGGTTTCGCGCAACGTCTTGGTGCCGACGTCGTGGCGGATGTCGTGGAAACGGAAGTTCTCGACCTTCGACCTGTCGCGCAGCCGCTGCCATTCCGTCTTGCCGCCCTCATACGTGATCGGGTAGCGCTGGCCTCGCACCCGGCCGGCATCCTTGTTGGTGCGCTTTGCGACATAGGTGAACACCCATTCCGGATGCTGGCCGACAAGCGGCTGCAGCAGGTCAAACACTTCCGACGTGATCGGCGTCGTGACGAGCTGGTCGCCTTTTCCTCTGGTGGATATCGTCTTGGCGAACCAGTTGACGTCTTTCCAGCGAATGAGAGTTTCGGCCAGGCGCAGGCCAGTGAGGCGGGCAAATTCGAGCCACGGCGCATAGTCGTCGCGCACGGCGTTGTCGAGCGCTTCGCCCTCGTGCTCGTGCAGCTCGCGCACGCGCTCCTCGGACTCCTTCAGCCAGTGGTCGCGCCAGCTGGGTTCGTTTACCAGGTGGATCTTCCATGTCCGGCGGGCGCGCATGAACAGACGTTTGAGGATGGCTGTCGTGTCGCGGTTGACGGTGGCGTTGGAGACCATCGGCATCTCGCGCTCGTCCTTGTACTGCGTCTTGCCGAACCTGCGCTGCGCGCGGCGCCAGGCGACCAGCGACGCCACGTCACTGTCGGTGATGGCATCCATGCGCTTGCTGGGGCCGAAATAGGTGACGAGGCGTTCGAGCGCGCGGGCGGTGTCGTCCTTGTTGACGAGATGCTGTCCGACCTCGAGCCAGTAGCGATCGGCCGCGATGTTGATCGTCAGCGGCCCTTGCCCGGTTTCGGCGATCTTCGCTAGGTCAGCCTTGGCTTGCCGGCGGACGTCTTCTTCGAATTTGAGAGCTTCTCGTTTCGAAGCTGTTCCAGTCGAGCCGTGAAACCGATGACCTTTGACGACGAAGTCGTAGTGGTAGTGTGGGCTTTTGGCTGGCTTATAGACGGACATAGACGCTTCCTGCGGCGCTCGATGAATTCAAGGATGTCGCGCTCGTCGAACTTCATCCTCATGCGCTTTTCCCCGCGGCCGGTCGGGATGAACGCAATCTCGCCCGCCCGCACGTGCTCGCGCAAGGTCTTTGTCGATATGTCGAGCTTGGCTGCAGCCTGATCAGGTGACAGAAGATCGTTCATGGTGACGTCCGATGGTGGGTATCGAAATAGACGGTCATAGATCCAACTCCGACTGGCTGGGCTGGCGGACAGGCGCGAGGCCGAGTTCCTTCGCCTTCCACTCCATCACCCGCAGCGTCACGGTGTCATTGCGCAGGGCCTTGGCCAGCCTGAGATCATCGCCGCCATGGATGAGGGAGCGCGGCAGCCAGACCGGGGCGGGAAATGATCCCTTGCCTGTGGGGAGAAGCCGCGCGGCGTCTGATGTGACCTGGTGGACGATGGCTTCGATGCGGATGTAGCGATCGGTCATCGGCTCCGGCTCCTGTTCCAGTCATCGGCATTTCTGACCAGGTCGCGCCAACCGTGGGCGGCGTCGGAATTCTCGACGAGTTCCTTTTTCGACGTGATGCGAAGCATGCGCTTGACGGCGTTTTCCACGCGCATCGGATCGTGCGAATTGTCGACGGCGTGGTTGACCTGCATGTAAAGCTGGAAGGCCGGATCCTTGACCTTCATCGCCATCTCGGCTGCATAATCCTTGGGCTTGGGCTGGTGGCGCTCGAGGGCACGGCGAAGCTGGCGGATCACGGTGAAGGCGTTATCCACCAGATCGAGCAGGAAGGCCTTGTCGTCATGGGCATGACAGACCGCCTCGCGATCGGCATAGGTGCAATCGCCAGCAAAGGTCAGAACCGTATATGGGTCATCGACCGGGATGACGCGCGCGGTGAGCTGCTCCCCGTCATTTCCGGCGCGAAACTGCCAGTCGGTCGAGGCTTCGGTCTGGCGGCGGCGGATGGCATTGAGGCGCTCGGTCTGCGGGTCAGGCATCGATATCCCCCGACGTTCCCACTCCGATCGGCTTGGCATTTTCCTGAAGGTATTTCTGCGCCTGGACGACGAGGCGGACGCCGGCGAGATATTGCTTGGCCAGCTCGGCGCGGACGCGGGCGTTTTCCACCGTGATCGCGCCGCTGCGCAGCTCGGCGATGTCGGCCGCGATGCCATTGATGACGTCGTCCATGGAAAAGCGATCGGCGACGGGCTCGACTTTAGTGGCCGGCATGGCGACGCCCTCGCTTCCAACGGCCATTGCCGTTCATGATTTCCCATGACAGCGCCGAGATCACGGCGTTGAGCTTCATCGCCTTGCGGCGCTCGTTCTTGTGGAAGCGCTGGGCGACATTCGAATAGCCCCAACGATGGGCGCAGCCTTGGCAGACCGGGCCCTGCCGGAACTCCGGATGCGGCCAGTTCCATTCCGTGCCCGCCATGGTGATGGTCTGCTCGCAGATGACGCAGAGATAGGGCGGCGGCGGCACGGGGTCCGGCTTGCGCTCGACGCGCACCCGGGCGTGGTAGGGGCGATCGGATGGTTTGCTCATAGTCCGACCTCGTCGCAGATGATGAGGCGGGCGCTCTTGCCGCGGATCTCGCTCGGGTTTGCCAGTTCGAGCAGGACGTCGGCATGGCAGGGGTCGCCGGGTTTGCACCAGCAGGCAAGGTTCTTGCCGCGCAGCGTCTTGAGCCGGTCGCCCATGACTTCGTTGGTCGCTGCCAGTGCGTGGTTCATCATCAAGCGGAATTCCGCTACGCTTTCAGCTGCCGATCTGGTGGCACTGACACGGAACGGATTACCCCATGGGCCGGGGCGCGCGACAATGACGGCCGGCAGGCCGTTGGCGGCGATCGTGGCGGCTTGCAGGCTGTAGCCCTTGCGGCGGGAAAGCTGGAGGCGGACGGGCTTGGTCATTGCACCGTCCCTGTCGACGGCATCGCCTTCTCATCCTCAATGGCGAGGTGGAGCAGCTCGACAAGATAGGCCTGCACCTGATCATGGTTCTTATCGCCCGCCATCCCACAAGCGGACGCGACGATGGCCTGCATGAAGCCTCCCAAGATGGCCTGGCCAAAACCTGCCGGCAGCTTGCCGTCAATCAATGCCAGATCTTGGCGTGCCCCGATGCACGCTGCCACGGCATCGAAGGCGGCCTGCGCGTCAGCTTCGCGCTCTTCGTCCGCGACGCCGCAGGATGGGCATTTGTCGGTCATGTCCGTGCGCCTCCGGTGTCAGGGCTGATGTCAGGGAAGGCGGAATGCGCCTGGCCATCGAGCATGCGGCCGGCGGCCTTCTTGCCGAGGTGATAGACCCATTCGCCTTCGCCCGTGTCTGATGGCGGCATGTAGCCATCGGCGGCAAAGTGCCAGCGGTCGCCCTGCCAGACGGCGCATCTTGCGCGGCCATCCATGATCGGATCGCCTGACGGCATCGGGCCGGTGTCCGGTGCCCAGTTGCCCCATTGCTTGAAGAAAAAGGCCACGTCGGCCTCGGCGCACTGGTCACGCAGGCTGCGGAACCAATCGGGGTGCGACGGGCGGGCCGAGGGACCGGACTCGCCGCCTGCTATGACCCAGTCGAGACCGGATCTGCCCTTTGCGAGCGCGTCGTTCGACTGTTTGCCTCGGGCGCAATTGTGGAGTGGTGTGTGCCCTTGCTCGCACCATCCGCAATCGCCCCAACATTCCGACTCCAGCGCATTCTCGCCGTGCCATGCAGATTCCAGATCGATCGGGCCGAGCAGCGGCTCGGCGCTGATGAAGCGGATGGCGGCCGGGGTGTCTAGCAGGATCGGGATGCGCTCGTCGGCGCGGGTCTGATCCTCTACAGAGACGCCGAGCCAGACGTTGGGAAGCGGCCATGTTCCGAGCCGAACGCGCGGACCCTTCGGGGCGTGAACTTCATGGCGCGGCTCGGCAATCAGCACGACTTGCAGCATCATGTCGAGCGTCATGTCACAAACGATATCGTAGATCCGGCGGGCGGTTTCTTCGCTACGGAGATACGCCCGCATCCGCTCGGGCCGCTTGGTCAGCACGTAATAGACATGCTGCGGGGTGAGCGCCATGACGGCGAAGATGCGGTCGAGCTGGTCGTCGGTGACGCCGTCGGCGAAGAGATCACCGTGGGCGGCCACGAAGATGCCGTGCGGCTTCTTCCAGGCCAGCGGCTGGGTGAGCCATTGCTCGTTGAAGCGGACTTGGCCATTCCAGACCGGGCCGGCCTTGGTCTGGACCGTGAGGCCCTTTCGGCTGGCGTGATTGCGCAGCCGGTTGCCGGCCAGCTTCATCGCATAGCAGTTGGTGCAGCCGGGCGAAACGACTGCGCAGCCGGTGACGATGTTCCAGGTAGCGCCGAGGCCGGTGACCGGGTGGCGGGCCCATTCGATCAGGGTGTGTTCAGCCATGCCGTTTCACCCCTCACCAAGTTCGGCCAAGGGCGCGGCTGTGCCTTGCCCGGCCTGCCTATCCTCTCCCACAGGGGGAGAGGTAGACGCTGCGATCGGCGGGAAGCCGGCGGCAAGATTGATGGCCAGGGTGACCAGAGCAGCGATCGCCGTCACTTCGGCGTCATCGCGGACGCCGAGCGGATCGACCTGGAGAATGTTTGCGCCGTTCGCGTCAACGATCTCGCCGATCTCTCCGGCCTGTTCGGTTACGGGCAGGACGTAGCCAAGCGTGGCCAGCGCGTCGGCGAACTCTTTGGTGCCGACGTCCTGCCATAGGGCGCTGAGGTTAAGGGTGAGGTCAGCCATCGTATCCGTGCTCCTCGATCTCGGTGTCGAAATCAGTCGCGTCGATCAAAAATGGCGTCTTGCAGCAATAGGCGGCAAAGATCATCCGCTTCCATTTCGGCATGTGATTCAGGCGATAGGTGCTGTCGACCTCTCGCTTGTCGATCGAGAGGGCGGAAATGCTGCTCGCTTCCTTGGTGTTCGCGAGGAAGCGGACCTCATGGAAATGCTTTTCCGGACGCGACGAATAAAGGCTTGAAGTCTCGCGCTTCTGGCAATCCAGCCGTATCCACGTGCTCGAATAGCTGCCTTCCTCGACCTCTGCCGTGAAGGTGCTGCAGTGATCCCATTCCGCCTCGCTCTTGCGGTGCTCGCGCATGGCCTCGACGACGTCGGACAGCTTCAGGACCGGCGGCGCGATCGACAGCATCTCGTCGAGCTGTGCGCTGATCTGGCCCTTGAGCAAGTCGTTGAGCTTTTCGTCGAGCTTCGCATTCACGACAGCTAGGACCATGTGCCCATAAGCCGGCACGTCGAGGTCGTCCGGCAATGCGAGCGCCTTGACGACTGCGGCTTCGATCTGCTTGCCGACATCGCCATAACTGCGGAAGGCGTCGTCGATCGAGCGCTTCACAATGGCGCCGACGTTCTTGTCGACGAGGTCGCGGATTGCGTCCTCGCTGGTGTGGCGCGTCACCGCATCCGTGATGAAGGCTGTGAGATTGGGGAATTGTTCAGTCATGGGCTTCGAACTCCAGATCAATGTCGCGTTCGCGCTCGAAATCGCGGAATGCGGACCATGCGGGGAAGTTACGGCGGAGCGCGAAGTCGTTGCCATCGAGCAAGGCCAAGGCGAAATGCGGTTCGAGCGGATCGGCGCGGCCCTCGGCGATGAAGCGCAGGCCGGAACGGGACTGCAGCGCGCTGTCGGTGACGCGGCGGGCGGATGTCAGGAGGCGGCTCAGGCGCCATGACTGGAAGGCGGCAAACGCGGACGCCAAGGCGGCGGTGCCGGTGGCTGCAAGCTCGATCGCGGTCATGTCAGAGCCCGCCTTCGGATGCTTCAGTCTCGGCCTGACGGATGAGGGCAAGCGCCTGGTCGCGCGTCATATCGGGATATTCGCGCAGAGTTTCGTTGATCAGCCATTCGCTGGTGAAGGCCTCGATGCCGGCCGGATCGGCATCATGGCCGGCGGCGGTGTCGAGGATGTCGGCGAGATCGGGGCTGATCGTGCGCAGGGAAAGATCGGGCTGCATGGCTGGCCTCACTTGATGGCGGCGATGGCGATGGGCGCCTTGGCGGCCTCGGCGGCGAGTTGCGCCTCCCAGCAGACCGCGCCCCAGCCGATGACGGCAAAGAGCGTGACCATGTAGCCAAGGCTGATGAGATGAAGGCTGGAAGTGGGATGCATGGTGAAACCTCCGGGTCCGTTTCGATGTCGACCAGCCGGCGGGGTTGTCCGGATGGTCGACGCCGAAGCGGACCTGTCAGTGCAGGTCGCCGGACTTGCGGATGGCGTATTGCTTCGCGGGCTTGAGGAAGCGCGAGACCTCGTCGTCGGTGAACTCTGACCGGATCTCGTCTTCGGTGCAGCCGGGATGGGCGAGCAGCCAGTCGCCCATGATCTCTCTCGACATGGTGCGGGTGCGGCCCGCTGTCGATGTCAGGTGCGGCTTGGGATTGGCGATGCAATCGGCCCGGAAGGCTTCGTAATATGCGTCGGTAATGGGCTGGCGGGACTGGAACATTTTACTCTCCGTTCGGAATGGTCCGGATGGAGAGCGCTGCCGGCTGGGTTGCCAGGTTTCAAAGACGGGGCCCGGGCTGCAGCGCTCTCTGTTCCGGAAGGGAACGAGAGGCATAATATACGCAAATGTATAAGCGTCAACGAAAAAATATACGCAAACGTATTCTGTTTGCTCTAGGTGCTCGACGCGAGCCGTAGTCTTCCTTGAAGTCCACCCTTTTGGGCGACGTATTTAATTTGGGATTTTGGGAAAATGGTCCAGATTTCGCCGATCCACTCCAGGGAAACATCCTCGATGGGCGGTGCATTAAAGGAAGAAAGCGTAACCACTCCACCGCTCGATCCGCGCATGATGGTTTTGAGTAGCCGTCTGCCGTCGCCGGTTCGAACTATGGCATCCTCGCCATAAAACGAAGATAATGGGCGCTTCTGGTCTCTGTAGGCAATGATGGCCGCGCCGTCCTTATAAACCGGGAACATCGAATCACCACGAACTTGGAAGGCGATCATCTCGGCGGGAACGGGGAAGGGGAGTTCAATTTGGTCAAGCCCGTCGGGATCTTCCTGCTCGAAATCCGGCTCAATCACCGCTCCGGCACCAACGTACCCTACCACCTTCACAATGGTGGTATCGTCGCCTCGCGTCGGGGTATTGTCGACGAGTTCTTCATGTAGCGCATTGATCGCAACATGCTGCTCGCCCTTGGGATCCGAGCCGGAAAGCCATCGGCTGACCGTTGCTTGAGAGACGCCTAAGCGTTCAGCCAGGTCGCCCTGCTTCCATCCGGCTCGCTTTAGAATGTCGCGAATTTTCCGTTCCACACTTGTCATCCCTTCACGTTATTCGTTTGCGAATAAAACTGGAAATCCGCTTGCGTATAAAAATAGCTTGCGGAAAATACGTTTGCGCATATGATGCGCGGCATGAACGCACTTGAGCGCATCCGCAGGCATGTCTTCAAAGCAACTCAGGCTGAGTTCGCAGCGATCGCCCATGTCACGCAGGCAACCGTCTCACGTTGGGAGAACGGTGGCTGCCCAACGCTCAAGGAAATGGAAGCGATTAGGGAAGCAGCTGCTGATCGGCCAGACATAGACTGGTCGGACTCGCTGTTCTTCTCCGACCTCACGTCGGAGACCGTCCAGGAGGCCGCAGAATGATGGCCGCCGCTCAAACCTATGGGAGAGTTTCATGCGCACATCGATCCGCTCGCGTCCCGTCGCCGGATTGCGCTCACTTGGGCTTGGATTCCGGGCGTACCAGGAGCGTGTCGCGTCAAACAAGCGATGGGCCGAACACATGGCAAAGGTGGCGGCGCGCGAAACGCGTCTCGCAGCTGCTGCTAATCGGACCTGAGTTCCTCGAAAGTGTTTTCGTCGAGAAGGTTGTCGAGGCTGGCGGCCGTGTCCCACAGAATCGCAGCCTTGTCTCGGAGCGGATCGGTCTGCTTCTCGTCCGACATCTGCTGGTAGTTTTTCTGCGTCTCCCACATGCGGCGCGAGATGAACTCGCGCGCGTCCGGCCGCATAGTGCTGATGGCTATTTCGAGCATGTGTCGAAGCGTGGCGATCTCGGCGCGCAAATACGCCGGGCTCTTTTCCTCGTCGTCTTCCGTCATGGATCTGATTCCTCTGTTGGTTCTTTGCAAACCCAGAAGACGCAGGCTCGTGACGGTTGGCAAGCAGGCCGGGTGAGAAATCCCCGGTCTGCACATGCGCGTGTGCCCGGCCTGGCGTCGCCAACAATGCCAGCCGCGGCAAACCCCGGCAGGTCCGCCAAGTGCCTGCCGGGCTCATTCTATCCGCGGCGCCTTTCCTCCTCCCGGGTCTGTCGCGGGCGCACCCCTGCCGTGTCTCCATGCGGCAGGGGTGCGCAGTTTCTCGCCCCGGAACGGGCGAAGGACGCGTGGAGCGGGGGCGGATGAGTGAGGCGTACTGCATGGCGTTATCCCTGATGTAACGCCCTGACTAAAAACAGCTTTTGACACTTCCCGTTACGGGAAAACGCGCGGGACTTTCCCGGCGCGGGAAACCTATTGCCTTTCGAGGACACGACCATGAACGAAGCCCTTCCCTATCGCCTCTATGCCGCGCAGCGCGACCTGATCGAACGCTGCGGCGGCATCCAGCGCTCGGCCGACAAGGCCGGGTTTTCGAAAACCGAAGTGGGTCGCTGGAACGGCGGGGCCAATCCCGAATACATGCCGCTGGGCGCCGTCGTCGTTCTCGAGGCGGATTGCGGCTATGCGCTTGTGACCGCCGTTCTTGCCGAGGCCAATGGCCGTCGGCTTTCCGAGCCGGAGGAGGAGCGCCAGGCCGAAGTTTCCATGATGACGGCGCATGCCGAAAAGCTGCGGCTCGGCGCCGAAAGCTCGCTGGCCGTGGCGCAGGCGATTGCCGACAACACCGTGACGCCGTCCGAGGCGCATCTTGTCGACAAGCGGCTCGCCGCAGAAGAGCGGGCAATCTCCGACATGCGCGCCTCCCTGGCGGTGATCAAGGCCCGTGGCGGTGCGGCCGGTGGCCTGCGTGTGGTCGGGGACGACTGACCATGGGGAAATTCAAGACCGAAAACCCCTGGACGGATGCAGACTTTGCGCTTGCCAAGCAGCGCTGGAATAAGGATCGCGCCACGGCCAGCGCGATCGCGGCCGAGCTGGGCCGCTCGCGCAATGCCGTGTGCGGGATGATCTATCGCCATGCGGAGCAATTCGATGCCCGGCCGCAGCCTGTGCGCCGGCCGGCGCGCGCCAAGCCGGCCAAGGTGATCGACACCCAGCCGGTGGCGGTTCGGCAGCACTGGAGCCGCGAGGAGGCGCTCGAGGCGGCGAGGCTGTGGGCCGACAATCTGCCGATCAAGGACATTGCCGATCATCTCGGCCAGACGGTGGCGCGGGTGAAGCACCTGGTTCTCAACAACCGGGCGGCCTTTCCGGCGCGCTACGACACCGGCAGCGATGGGCGGCGGGTGGCCACGCCGACGGCTCGGGTGGAGATCGTCAAGCACCAGGTGCCGGCGCGCAACTGGCGCGACGCGCCGCCGCGGGCGCCCGACGAGGATCCGGTGACCCTGCCGCATCGGCGCGCTGACCAGTGCGCCTATCCGCTGTGGAACAGTTTTGGGCCCAAGCCGCCGGCCGAGGGCCTGCTCTACTGCGGCGCCGCGACCGGGATGACGGATGCCTATTGCTGCTTTCACCGGCGGTTGATGGTGCGGTCGCCGGCCGAACGGGTGGAAGTGAGGGCGGCATGACGCTGGCGGTTTCGAGACGAGTTTTCCTGTCTGGCGCGGCTTCCGTCGCTGCGGCGCCGCTGTTGCCGGTATTGCCGGCGTCGGCGGACGTGACTGTCATCGGCGTCGACATGGCGACGGGGCCGTCGGTGTCTGGCTGGACGATGTGGGCCGTCGGCAGCGGAGCCGAGTCATTCGATTGGCGATGCATTGCAGCGGACAGTGAACTGTCGGCTTGGCGCCAGTGGCTCAGCCTGACCGGGAACGATCCGGACGACTTCTCGGATAATCTCTCCGAAAGGGTCGCGCGCATCGAGATCTGGGACGATCTCGGGCCCGAGGGCGTGAAGTCGGGCGACTGGATCGACGCCAATATGGGGCATTGCTGCGCGCGCTGCGACTGCGAGTGCTATGGCGGCGATGGTGCCCGAAACATCGATGGCGAGGCGGTCTGCGAGGAATGCCTGACCATCGGCGACATCATCGCCCATGACCGCGACGAGGACGTGATCGAGCGGCTGGCAGATGAAATCGCGGATCGTGGCGAGGACGGCACCCGGCGATTGATCGCTGAATGCGGCGCTGATGTCCCTGTCGATTTGTGGCTTGAGGCGGTGCGGAGGGCGGCGGCATGAACGCTCTCGCACCTGTCCAGCAGTCCGAACTCGTCGCGACGATCGAGCATGCGCGCGCCTTGTTCGACGAGGGCGATTTTGCGCTCGCGCTCAAGCTGTCCGGCGTTGCCTATGACCAGGCCAAGGCGGCGGGGGATTCGGCCGAGAAGGTGAAGGCGTCGCGCGAGCTGGTCGACAAGGCGCGGCGGATGCAGGCAGACGCGCTGAAGATCGAGAGCATGTGCTATGTCGCCATGGCCGATGCCGTGGATAGCGCCAAGGCGAAGGGCGAACTGGCCGGACCGGGGCGGCCTGTAAATGCCCCCGGCGGGGGGAGTTTTACGCTCGACGATGTTGGGATTTCCAGCCAGCGCTTGAGCGAGGCGCGCAAGCTGCGCGATGCCGTGCGGGCAGAGCCGGACTTTGTCGAGCGTGTCGTCGAGGCCCGGCTTTCCGAAGGGCTCGACCCGAACCGGACCAGCATTCGCCACGCGATCGGGACGCGCAGCGCCTCGAATGCGGGGAAGGGCGACCAGCTGTATGAGACACCCATCGAGGCGACGCGTACGCTGATCGCGCTCGAGAGCTTTTCCGAGACGTTCAAAGAGCCCTTTGTCGGACGCGGAGCGATTCTGCGCGTGATGGAAGCGGCGGGCTACGAGGGCGTGATCTCGGACCTGCGCGACCGGGGCGTCGCGTCGCAGCATGGCGAATTGCAGGGCGTGGGTGACTTTCTCGACTCTCGCCCGGACGAGACTTGCGGCATGGATATCATCACCAATCCGCCCTATGGCGACCTGGCGAACAAGTGCCTGGCGCATGCGCTGCGCGTGCATCAGCCGGCCAAGATGGCGGCGCTTCTGAATCTCAATTTCATGTGCGGTTTCGAGGATGACGATCGCGTCTTCGTCATGCAGGAAAACCCGCCGTCGCGCGTCTATGTCTTCGCGCACCGCCTGCCGATGATGCATCGCGACGGCTGGGAAGGGCCAAAATCGACCAGCCAGATGAATACCGGCTGGTTCGTGTGGGAGCGGAACGAAGACGGCTCTTATGGTCGCGGCAAGGGCCGCTGGGAAACCATCCGCGTCGACTGGAAGGATTTTGCCGCTGTGCCAGCGCTGGCGCCGGGCGAGCGGACCTTCGTCGATCCGGACGATATCGACTTCCCCGATGCGGAAGAGGATTTCGAGCGCGTGACGCCGCGCAAGACGATCGAGGAACGCGTTGAGGACGATCGCGTCCGGGCGCTGATGTGGATTGCCGAGCAGGAGACGTTCGACGACGTGTCGCTGCGGCGCGGGATCGGCGTGCGCCCCTCGACGGCTGAGGCTTTGATCGTCGCGCTGAACTGCGCGCAGCTGATCGAGACAGATGACGGGGTGGCGTGGAAAATCAACGATGCCGGATGGCTAGCGCTGAAGGCCTGTGCCGGGGCGTTGGTCGGGCTGGCGGTTGTCGAGGCCGTCGAGGCTGCCGGCGCGGCGGTGCAAGCGGACACCACGACCGATGCGGCGGACGCATCTGACGCGCTCTATGGGCGGGCCGTCGAGCTGGTGCGGGAGACGCGCAAGCCGAGCACCTCGATGCTGCAGCGGCGCCTCGGCATCGGATGGAACGATGCGACCGATCTGATCGACCGCATGACGGCAGAGCGCGTGTTGCCGCTTGAGAAGATCAAGGCCGATGGCCGGCGGAAGGTGGTGGCGGCATGACGTCCTCCGACGAGCGCGAAATTCGTGATGCCGTGGCGGCCAGATTGCGGGAACTGGTGCCTTCGGCGCGTATCGTGCACGAATTGAATGTGTGCGGCACCGGTTCTAACCGGATCGATGTCGCCGCAGTGGCGCCGGAATTAATTGTGGCGGTCGAGATCAAGAGCCGAAAAGACAAGCTCGATCGGCTCGCCGAGCAGTGGCCCGCCTTCAACGCATGCTGCCATCATGTTGTGGTTGCGGCCCATGAAAAGCACTTCGTCGCGCATCCCGAAATCAATGCGCATATCCGAGACGACTTGCCGCGCGAACTGACGCTCAACCACCCCCTGTTCGTCAAACAGCGCTTCTGGGGTCACAAGGTTTGGCGCTATCCCCGGCCGGAAAAAGGCGAGTTCGGGCGCGAGCCTTCTTGGGTGTTCTCCACCCATTGGGACAGCGTGCGGGGCCGCCCGGCCGACCAGCCGCGCGCCGCGGCGATGCTGGACATGCTGTGGGCCGAAGAGCTTCGCTACGAATGTGCGCGGCATCGGATCGACGGCGGTTCGCGCCGCACCCGGCCCGACATGATCGCCGACATGGTGTGGATGATGACGGGGCGCGAGATCTGCCAGGCCGTGTGCCGCCAGATTCGTGCGCGGGTGTTCGCTGAGGCTGATCCGGCGATTGCAATCGAGCGGGCGCAGGTCGCCCGGCAGGAGGCCCTGGCGATATGACCCTTCCCATTGTCGAGGAAATTGCCGGGCTGCCTTCGCATGCCGATCGCGCCGACTGGCTGATCCGCTGCCCTGACTGGCATGTGGTCGGTTCGGTCGCGTCCATTCGCAAGGCGCTGGAACTGGCGGCGTTTTTCGAGGCCGTCGTCTATCTCGATGCGCGCCATGCCAGCCTGCAGGCGGTGCGGACATCGGACGGGAGCCTGACGCAGAGCGTGCGCAAGGGGCTCAAGAAGGCGCGGCGGATGATGCGGGCGGCGGCGAAGGAACGTGACGGGGGTGTGGGCTGATGTATGCGAAAACCCTTCTCGACGGCCATCTGGCCGCGACAGCCGCCTATACTGGCGAGCCGATCATATTCGACAGCTTTGCCGGTGGCGGCGGGGCATCGACGGGAATCGAGATGGCGCTCGGCCGCTCGCCCGACATCGCCATCAATCACAATCCTGCGGCTCTGGCGCTGCATGCCGCCAACCATCCCGACACGCTGCATATCTCGGAAAATGTCTATAAGGTCGATCCGCTCGACCATCTGCGCGGCAAGCATGTTGGGCTCGCGTGGTTTAGCCCCGATTGCACCGATTTTTCGAAGGCGAAGGGCGGGACGCCGGTACGGCGCAACAGCCGCGACCTCGCCTGGATCATTCCGAACTGGATCGATCGGATCCAGAAGTCGGGCGGCCGGGTCGACGTCGTGATCATGGAAAACGTCGAGGAATGGAAAGACTGGGGACCGGTGATCGAGACGCCGCGTGGCCTCATGCCGTGCCCCGAGCGCCGTGGTGAAACATTCGCGAAGTGGATGAAGTCCATTAAGCGCCTCGGCGGAAAGATCGAGATGCGGGAAAGCCGGGCCTATTCTTATGGCGCACCGACGATCCGCCGGCGGCTGTGCGTCATCATCCGGTTCGACGGACAGCCGATCGTATGGCCGGAGATCAGCCATGCGGCTCCGGTGGACATGAAGGTGAAGGCCGGGCAATTGCGTCCATGGCGGACGGCTGCGGAATGCATCGATTGGTCGCTGCCGTGCCCGTCAATCTTCGACACACGAGCAGAGATCAAATCCAACCACGGCCTGCAGTCGGTTCGCCCGTTGGCCAACAACACGATGGCGCGGATTGCGCGCGGCATAAAGCGATACGTGCTGGATTCGGAACGGCCGTTTCTTGTCAATCTCACGCATGGGGCAAGGCTGGAGAGCGTCGACGAGCCGCTCAACACTGTGACTTGTGCCAATCGTGGCGAGAAGGCGGTGATATCGCCGTCCATAACCCGTTTCAATTCCGGCGCTACGGGGTCCGATTTGGACAAGCCGATGCCGACCATTACCGCCAACAGCTTCATCAAGCGCCCGGGCGGGGCGGCGCCGCTGGGCGTTATCGCGCCGAGCCTCTCGGCTTTCTATGGGCCAGGCCATGGTGGGAAGGATCGGTCCGCCGATATCGACGAGCCTTTGCGCGTGGTGACCACCGAAAACCGGCATGCGATGATCGCGCCCAGCCTGATGAGCCTGAAAGGCAGCGAACGTCGGGCCAGCGCCGCAAATTCGCCGCACCCGACCGTTTTGGCCGGCGGCGGCCACTCGGCTGTCGTTGCGCCCGTGCTGACCTATGCACAGCAGGGCGGCGCGAACCGCAGTGTCGAGGATCCCCACCATACGATCACCGCCAGCGGAAAAGACCAGAACCAGGTGGCGGCGGCCTTTGTAGCGCAGCACAACAACGACAGCAGGCGCGTGGGCGGCGTAAACCCCGGCAGGCCCATGGATGATCCCTTGTCGACGGTGACCGCGACGGGTGCTCAGCAGGGCGTCGTCTCTGCCTTCGTGTCACGCCAGTTCGGAAACTCCGTGGGTCACCGCATTGACGAGCCCTCAGCGACGGTGACTGCCGGTGTGAACAAGTCGTCGCTCGTGGCGCCCCATCTGCACGCTTACTATGGCGTCGATCAGGATACGCCGGAAGACGAGCCATTCCACACGCTGACGACAAAGCCACGCTTCAGCCATGTGGAGGCGTTCCTCAATGCCCCGCCTTTCACGAAAGATATGGAGGCGCGCGCCCGGCAGGTCTCTGATTTCCTCAGGTCGTACGGGTTTTGGGATGAGCGGGAATTCGTGACGTTGACGGTCGAGGGGCACACCTTCGTTATCGTTGACATCGGCATGCGGATGCTGACGCCGCGCGAACTTTACAACGCACAAGGATTTCCGCCCGACTACGAGATCGAGCGCGGCGCAGACGGACGGGTATTTTCGAAGTCGGTGCAGGTCAGCTGCGTCGGAAATTCCGTCAGCCCGCCTTGGGCGGCTGCCCATGTTGCGGCCAATTGCGGGCACCTGGTGCGGATGCGGGAGGCGGCGGAGTGAGCAACGAATGTTCAACAGTCGTCTGGAAGCGCGATTTCGGGACGCTCACCCGTAAGGTGATCGCCGCTCGCCTGGCCGACCATGCGGATGATGAGGGACGCGGCATATGGCCGAGCGTCGAGCGCGTCGCAGCCCAGTGCAACACCTCGACGAGGACGGTGCAGCGGACGCTGGCCGGCTTTGTTGACGAAGGTATCCTGAAGATCGTGTCCGAGGGAGGCCGCGGACCTGGCAGCACCACGCGCTATGACTTCAACATGCGCATCCTCGAGGCGCTTCCACTCGCCATGTGGGGCCCGGATAAGGGTGACACAGTGTCACCCTTGGGCGAATCCAAGGGTGACACTGACGACGCTAAGGGTGACACTGGCGACACAAAAGGGCGACAGGGTGTCACCCAAACCTCCATAGAACCACCACTAGAACCATCAGATTCGAGAGAGGGCACGAGCGAGTGCGAGAATGGGCATGATGCCAATTCCGTCGAACCTGCCGAACCGGCACAAGACCGAAAAGCGATCGAGCGGGCTTTCTGGGCGCTGGTAAAGGACTGGCCGAACTTCGCTGGCATGCCGAAGGAAGCCGCTCTACCGGCCTGGATGGCGCTGACAGACGAAGAGCGGGATTTGGCGACGCGTCGCTTTCCTGGCTGGCTGGCGCTGCTGAAGGCGCAGAAGAAATCGCATTTCCCGGCGCCCTCGACCTACTTCCGCTCAAAACTGTTCCTCGAAGTGGCCGAAGCCCCGAAGGCAAATGCAGCGCCAGAGCAGGTTGCGCCCTTCGGCAAGGCTGGAATGGCTTATCGGTTCTGGATCCTCAACCAGCCCGAACGCGGCCATCCGACCGCGCCGTTCATGATCCAGCGGATGATCGACGAAGGCGGCCCGGTGGCAGACGCGGAGATCACCAAACGGCGTGCGGCGTACAGCTGGCCGAGGCTGGTGGAGCTTGATCGCCGGACCATCGATGTCAGCGAGCGCGACAAGATCCGCGTGTCGGCCAACATCGTGGCGTTGGGGGCAGACTTCACGTCGGTGGAACTCGGAGGTCCAGTCGGGGAAGCTTGGAAGAGGCTTTTCAGGCGGATGCGGATGCCCTTTCTGCCGGTGCTTCCTGGCCGGCCAGACGAACCGAAATATGCCTATCTGCCGCCGATCGAGGCAGGAGCGGACGACTTGGACAAAGCTGTGGCGGCGGCTTGGTGGACATTTGCGGAAAGGTGCAAAGGACATGCTGATGCAGCCTAAGGGAGATCTGGACGTGGTCCATGGACTGGTTCTCGATGACCGGCAGTCGGCCGCGATCGCGCGGGCGCAGCGAGACAGATCGATTCGGATCCGCAATATCGACGCTGCCAGCAAGCGAATCGTGGACGATTATCCCGATATGGCGGCGTGGTTTTGCCTTTCGGTTCGTCACCGGGCGGAGTTCGCTGTGGAAAAGGATTTGAAGGCATCGGGAATCATCGCCTGCGTGCCGCGCTGCACGGGGGAAAAGAAGCTCCATCGTGGCCGCATGCTCGAAGCACCAATACTACCTGTGATACCCGGCTACATGCTGGTGCGTTGCGTACCTTCAGCGACCGCATTCGTGGGGCTTCGCTCGATCGACCGCGTGACGGGGATCATCGGGCGGGGCGAAATTCCCTACAGGGTTCCCGCGAAAAAGATCGAGCATTTCATAAGCTTGGCTGCCGAGGGCGAGTATGATCATCGCCCTGTCGAATGCCACTATATCGTCGGACAGACCGTTCGGGTCTGCGAGGGTCCATTCGCTTCGTTCGACGCAATCGTGATCGATGTCAGCCGCGTCTCTCTGGAAGGAAGAATCAACGTAGAGGTGAATATTTTTGGACGCATGACGCCTGTGGAATTGGCCATTGCGCAGGTCGAAAAAGTGTGAGAGTCATCATGGCACGGATCGTCCGATGATCCTGATAGTGAGCCCCTGAGAACGCGGTAGCACGCGGAGCTGAGAAGTTCGGGGAAGGTACACCGGTCGGACACCAGCCCTATTCAAGCCTCATCTGAGGCGACCGATTCAGGGCAAATGCGCAAGCTATGTCTTCCAGTTCTCAAAGCAGCGTAGAGCAGTTCGGTAGCTCGTCAGGCTCATAACCTGAAGGTCGTTGGTTCGAATCCATCCGCTGCAACCATTCTCGAAAGCCGGTCCGCCGTGGCCGGCTTTCGTCGTTCTTAGGTGTAGGCACTTGAGCTGATCAATCGGCTACTCCTGAGAAAGGTTATCCCATGCGCATCTTCCGAACCCTGTCGGTGTTGGCTTTCCTCACCGCGTTCTGCATCTCTGCCGTCGATACCGTCTTCCATGTCGTGCGCCTGGCTGTCGAGCCGGTCGTGCAGGTCTTCCGCGAAGTCATGTCGAAGCCGATGGCCTTCATCGCCCGGCTCGATCTGCCGTCGCCGATGTCCTTCCTGCAGGGTCATCTCAAGCCTGAATATCGCGAGAGCTGGCGGACCCACGGGCTCTCGCTCGCGACCTGATGTTTTGACATTCTCCAGCATGACTTGAAGGGCGGCCCGCGAGGGTCGCCTTTCTTGCGTATAGGGTATGGGATCGGTCGTTGGTGGATTTAGCATGTCGGGGACATCGTCATGAGCATGCTGCGCCTTCGCTGGCAGGACATTTCCGGCCTGCAACGCGTGCAGAACGCCATGGGCCGGCTGTCGAGCGACGAGAAATACACGGCACTGCGCCGGGCGATCAATCACACGGGCGACAAGGCGCGCACCGTCGTCATCCGCGAACTCGCGGGACAGACGGGCCTCAAGCAGAAGGTGATCCGCAAGGCCGTCAAGACGCGAAGGGCGAACTTCTCATCGCTCGAATATGTCATGACCACGCGTGGCGGCGATATCTCGCTGAAGTTCTTCGCAGCACGCGAAACCAGGAAGGGCGTGACGGCTGCGCCGCGTGGCCAACGCCAGCTATATGCCGGCGCCTTCATGAAGGGCGGACGTTTCCCCAACCGCAAGACCGCGAAGGGGCTCAATGGCCACGTCTACCGACGAACCGGTTCGGGTCGTGGTCCTCTGGAGATGGTGGACAGCGGCGTCATCATCCCGGCCGAGATGGTCACGGGTGCGACGGCGCAGGCGTTCCTCGATGTTGCCAACCGCGAACTGCCGCCTCGGGTCATGCACGAGATCGGCCGGATCGCCCCTGGCATCTTCGGATGACCCCTCGGAAGGTGTGGCGGGAGGGACACACCCACCCCCCGGGGCAAGGGACCGTACCCCTCAACCGACCCCCTGCGGGCGTAGAAGCTCCCGAGATTCCGCCAGTTTCAGACTAAATTTGAAGCCTAAAAATCTAAAGCCGGGGCTAAAGTCCTAAAGTTTAAGGTAAATTCGCCGAGGGCGGACCAGACATCGACATGACGATAGCGGTCAGCAAGGGCGAGTTTGCCCGGATCATCGGCGTCTCGCCGGGACGGGTGAGCCAATATCTCACCGAGGGCAAGATCTCCCCGGCTGCTCTCGAAGGCACGGGTCGCTCGGCGAAGATCAGAGTCGACCAGGCGCGAGCAGACCTGCGGCTGACGCTCGATGTATCGCAGCGGCTGGGCAATGGCATCGAGACGCGCCTCGATGGCGAGCCAGAGACACCATCGTCAGAGCCGCCTTCGGCGCCCACCGAAACGGTCAGGGGTGTCGACTACGAGATCAAGCAGCAGAAGCTCAAGCAACTGCAGCGCGCCGAGCGAAATGCCGCGATCGAGGATGCCAGGACAAGCGGCCTGTTGATGCGGACGGCCGATGCCAAGACGCAGATGTCCGCTATCGCTGCCGCCATGCTCGACGTGTTCGAGGGCGGGCTGACGGACATGTCGACCGCCATCGCAGCCAAGTTCGAGCTGCCGCAGCGTGACCTGAAGCATCTGCTGAAGGCAGAGTTTCGCAAGGTTCGGGAGAATGCCGCCCGCAAGATGCGGGAAAGGGCCGTCAGCATCGACGCTGTTGCCGAGACCGTGCTCGAGGCAGAAGACACCGACGTCGTGTCGGAATGAGGCCGGCATGAACCAGATCGTTGTGGATACGGCCAGTGCCGAGCGCATCGCTCATGACGTGCTGGCGGAGGTGCTGCAACCAGCGGACAATGTCGACTTCCTGCGCTGGGCGGAAGACAATATCGTCTTCTCCAAGCTCGAGAGCCCTGACTATCCCGGTCCCTACAACCGGCGCCTGTTCCGATATTTCGATGAGCCGTTGCGCGCGCTTTCGCCGGACGATCTTTGCCGTGTCGTCACGATGCTGAAGTCGGCGCAGATCGGTGCGACCGTCATCGCCACGATCTACACCGGCGGCTCCATGGAGATGGATCCGTCGTGGTTCCTCTTCGTGCACCCGACGGTGACGAAGGCGGAATACTGGAGCCGGATGAAGCTGTCCCCGCTGCTTCGCAACACGACCACGCTTAATCGTCAGTTCCCGATGAAGAGCCGGGACCAGAGCGACAGCATCCTGTTCAAGGAGCGGCTCGATAAGCGCGGCGGCATCCTGATCATGGGTGCCAACGCGACCATCGACCAGGTCACGGTGGTGCGGCAGGTCCAGGACGACCTGTCCAAGTGGGAAAACAATTCCGGTGGCGATCCGGAGACACAGTCCGACAGCCGCTCGCGTGGCGTCGAAGAGGCGAAGATCCTCAAGATCTCGACGCCACTGGTGATGCCCGGTTGCCGGATCACCAAGAATTTCGAGGATGGCAGCCAGGAATATCCGTACATCCCGTGTCCGCACTGCGAGCATATGCAAGTTCTCGAATGGGAGAACATGCTGGCCAACCTGGACGAGGACCATCCGGAGAAGGCGCATTTCACCTGCATCGAGTGCGGCACCGAGATCCAGGAATATCACCGCCAGCAAATGCTGGACGGGCTGGAATGGCGGGCTCGCAACAGCAAGCAGAAGCGCTTTCATCGATCGTTCTACATCTGGTCGGCCTACAGCCCGCTGCAGAGCTGGGAGCGCATCGCCCGGGAATGGCTGAGCGCCAAGGGTGACCCGGCGTCCGAGCAGACGTTCCTGAACGATACGGTTGGGCGCGCCTATGTCGCGACCGGCGAGGCGCCGCCCTGGGAAACGCTGCGCGACCGCGGTGCCAAATCGCAGCGCCCTCGTGGCAGGATCCCGACCGGCGGCCTGGTGCTGACGTTGGGCATAGACTGCCAGGACGACCGCGTTGAATGGCAGCTTATTGCCTGGGCACGGGATCTTCGCCGCTTCGTGGTCGACTACGGGGTCGTTCCCGGCCACATCTCGGACGAAACGACCCGCACCCGTCTGGACGCGCTGCTGATCCAGAGATGGCAGAATGAATACGGCCAGCGGATCCAGCCTGACAAGGCAGGGATCGACGGCAACGCCTATACCGAAGACGTCTGGGAATGGGCGCGCAGGCACCCGGCCTCCAGGCTGGTCATGGTCCGCGGTTCGAACCTCGAGACGGCGCCACTGGTCGCCCGGGTGAAGAAAGAACGCAGCAACAAGACCGGCAAGATCCTGAAATATTCGAAGCGGTTTTACAACTTCAACGCTTCGACCCTGAAAATGTCTCTCTACCGCAACTGCGGCAAGGAAGATCCGATCGAGCGTGGCTATGTGAGTTTCCCGACGGGTCTCGAGGACGACTATTACCGTCAGCTGACATCGGAGCGTCGGGTGCCGAAGCGCCGAAAGGATGGCTTCACCGAATACAAATGGGAGAAGGATCCCAACCAGGCCAACGAAATGTTGGACACGATGAACCAGGCCGAGGTCGCCGCAATTCTCTACGGCATTCGCGGTCTGCCGGATGCAATCTGGGACCGGATCGAGGCCGAGCGTGAGGCACCGGTCGCCGACCAGCAACTCGATTTCGAGGACGGTCTCTTTGCCGCCTCAGTCTCGGCGGGCCGTGAAGCTGTGCCGGAGACCACGCCTCCGGCAAACGCCGCGGCAAGCCAGAAGCCGGCTGAGAACAGGTGGAAGAAGCGGAAATGACGGATAAGCCGAGGGTCAGGGTGCAGGCCGGCAGCGCTGTGCATAGCGTCCAGCCGGTCCGGCCGCAGGCGTCGTATCTGCGCGATACGCGGTCCGCCGTCATCGCGTCGCGACCGGCATCGTTGACCGAGCATCGCGACGAGGTGCGGCGGGTGTGGCGGCGGGCGGGTGCGCTTGCCATGGACATGATCCAGAATTCCGGCCAGCTCAAGGGCGTGGCCGACCAGATGATCGCCGACAGCTGTGGCATCGAGCTGCTGGTCAACTACAATCCAAACCTTGAGCCCTTCGGCTATTCGCCCGAAGAGGCCAAGGCATTCAAGAAGCTTGTGCGCGAACGGTTCCGGCTGTGGTGCTGGGATCGTCGCGAGTGCCACGGCAAGGGCGACTGGACGATTCCGCAGCAGGCGGACCTGTCGATCCGCAACTGGCTCGCCTTCGGCGAAAGCTGCGGCGTCGTCGATTATATGGGGCAAGGGATGCGCGGCCAGTACGGGCTGCGGACCGGCACGAAGTATTCCGTGTTCTCGCCGACTCGGCTAGTGCAGGACACCAGCGAGATGGATGGGCTGTTTCAGGGCGTGAAACGCGACCGAAACGGCCGGGTTGCCGCCTATCGTTGTTCCGTGCGCGACCGCGGCATCACCAGCAAGGTCGACCTGCCGGCATATGATCGCAGTGGCCGGCAATTGTTCGTGCATGTGTTCGATCCGGTTTCGGCCGAGGACGAACGCGGGATCTCGCCGCTTGCAGCGACGTTCCGCTCCTACCTGATGGGCGAGAACGTCGACGACGCTGTGGCCCAGACCATGTTCCTTCAGACGATGTATGCCATCGTGCTCACATCGGAGAGCCCGAGCGCCGATGCCTTCGAAGGCCTTGAGGCACTCAAAGAGGCCGGCGCGACTGGTGCCGACGCGGTCGCCAGCGACTTCGTCAACTATTTCAAGGCGCAGCTCGACAAGGCGGCCGAAGGAGAGATCAAGGTCGGTGACCGGCCCGGCATCTCGAACATGGCGCCGGGCGAGAAACTTGACTTCAAGAACCTCACAGTACCCGGCGCCGACTATGCGCCGTTCCGCAAGGTGATCAGCCGCAACACGGCCCGGGCGCTGGGCGTGTCCTATGGCGGCTATACACTTGACTTCGAGAGCGCGAGTTACGCCTCGACCAACATGGAGAATGCCGCCGTATATCCGATGGCGGTGCGTCGCACCGATAGGATCGTGGCGCCGAACTATCTCGTGCCGTTCGCCAGTTGGCTCGACGAGGAGATTGGCGAGGGCCGTATTCCCTTCAAACAAGGTGCGGCGGTGTTCGCGGCCAATCGCGAGGCGCTGACCTGGGCTGAACTGATTCCGCCGCCGAAGCCGTCGGCCGACGACGAGAAGCGCGATCGCGCGGTGACCGAGCGCCTGCTCAATGGCACCTCGACCTACGAGGTCGAATGCGCGGCGAAGGGTATCGACCCTGAAGACGCCTTCGAAAGCCGGGTCAACTGGCACAGAAAGTTCGTGGACGCCGATGTGCCGAGCCCCTTCGACCGGAAGGCCGGCTCGATGCCCTCACAGGAGGGCAAGGACAACAAGGAGAAGGCAGCGTGAGCACGGTTGTCATCAACGGCGCCACCGTCGACATGGACGATCCATGCGCGCTCTACCAGGCGCTGTTCGCCGTCAAGCTGAAGATCCTCGCCGGGGAGCATGTCGAGGAACTCTCGATCCAGTCGCCGGTCAGCCGCGAGATGATGCGGGTGAGCCCGGCCAATCTCGGCCAGCTCGAGAAGGAATTGACCCGGCTGGCCGGCGCCTGCCAGGCGAAAACCACGGGCAAGCGTGCCCGCTACCGCACGGTGATGCGGTACTGACGAGGACTGACCATGACAATTTTGGTGAATGGCGAGATGATCCTATACGGGTTCGTCGGCGACAGCTTCTGGGGTGACGGGTTTACGGCCCGCGAGGTGATCGACGGTCTCGCCGAGCATGGGCGGGATGAAGATCTCACAGTCCGGATCAACTCCGGCGGTGGTTATGTCGACGAGGGTATCGCGATCTTCAATGCCCTGTCGAACCACAAGGGCAAAGTGACCGTCATCGTGGACTCGCTTGCGGCGTCGAGTGCGTCGGTCATCGCCATGGCCGGGGAGGAGCGCATCATGCGCAAGGGCTCCTCAATCATGATCCATGATCCCTCCACTGTCGTGTGGGGAACTGCCGACGACATGGAGAAGGCGGTTCGGGCGCTCGAAACTCAGGCCGACAATATTGCCGGAATCTATGCCGACGCGACTGGCGAGGATGTCGAGGACCTGCGGGCCGACATGAAGGCGGAGACCTGGCTGTCCGCCGACGAGGCCGTCGAGCGTGGCTTTGCCACCGCTGCCAACGACAAGAAGGCCAAGGCCGCTGCCGCCTACGATTATTCGATCTATGCGAATGCGCCCGCACGGCTGGTGGCGCTCGCCAAGCAGAAGGACTGGTCTCGCGACAGACCGTCATCCCGGGCAACGGCGTCCGCCAAGCCCTCAACAGCTCAGACAAAGGAGATCCCTGATATGAGCGACAAAACGCAGGCGGACATTACGGCCGCCGAAACCGAGAAGGCAGTTGCCGCCGCGGCCGACAAGGCCAAGGCCGAAACCAAGGATCGCATCAAGGCGATCGTGACTCATGCGGAAGCCAAGGGCCGCGAAACCCTCGCGGAACACTTCGCCTACAACACGGACATGTCCGTCGACGATGTCGCCGCGGCACTGACCGCAGCGCCCAAGGCCGCTGCCACCACTACGGACCCGGCAACGGGTTACGAGCAGCAGCGGCTCGCTGCGGCCAGTCTCACCCAGCCGGTGACCGGCGGCGACAAGACCGGCGGCAAGTCCGGACTGTCGGCTGCGGTCGATCGCCGGATCGCCAACATGAAGCGCACGGCTTAAGGGCCGGCTGAACCAAGAGGATCGCAATCATGTCTCTTGCAGTTTACCGGGCCTCGAAGCCCGCAAATCTCTCCAACGTGCTCAAGTGGATGCCGCATCGCGAGTATTCCATCGAGAGCTTCACGCTACTGGCCGGCGACGGTGCCGACCGGGCGATCATCATCGGAACGCCGCTCGGCAAGATCACCGGCGGCGGTACCGTTTCGGCGGGTCAGGCCGCCAATGCCGGCAATACCGGTGGCGGCGCATTGACGCTGGCCAATCCCGCCTTCGCGGCTGGCGCCAAGCTCGGCATCTACCAGATCAATTGCACCGTCGGTGGTGCGGATGGAACGTCGAAGTTCCGGGTTGAAGATCCTGATGGTGTCATTGTCGGTACCGCGACCGGCGGGGCGGCCTTCAGCAAGGCGATCAAGTTCACGATTGCGCATGCGACGGCCAACTTCGTCGTGGGCGATGGCTTCACCGTGACGCTCAGCCAGGCAGCTGGTGACGACGACGGCAAGGTGGTCGCCTGGTCGCCCGATGCCACCGACGGCAGCCAGAACATCTGGGGTTTTGCCGCCAATGCGGTGACAGCGCTCGATGGTGTCGACAACACGACCGACGGCATCGCCATCCGTCGACAGGCGATCCTGCGCGACGGCGGCGTGATCTGGCCCGAGGATCTCACTGACAGCGAGAAGGCGGCGGCCAAGGCCCAGGCCGAATCGCTCGGCATCCTGATCCGCGTCTGACGCGCATTCCCCGAAACCGGCCGGGCATCCGCCCGGCCCATATCCTGATCCACGAAACCGGGACTTCCGGGCTTTCGTCCAACGAGGTGTTTTCCAATGGAAATCCTACTGCCTTACACCGATGTGGAAGTGACCCAGGAGGTCAACCGCATCCCCAACATGTTCGGCCTGCTCAATGCGCTGGGCCTGTTTCCCAACGAGACCAAGGCGTCGAAGTTCGTCAAGATCGGCTACAAGGACGGCGAGATCTACGTGCTGGCGGCCGAGCCGCGCGGTGCACAGGGTGACGTCGGCGCCGACGATACCGAGAACTTCATCATCCTCGAGATCCCGCATTTCCCGCATATCGACCGGATCGGCCCCGATGATGTCGACAACATGCTTGTCATCGTCAACGGCGTGGCAACCCCTGACTCGATCGACCGGCAGCTCGCGGCGAAGCTGCTCAATATCCGACGCAAGCATTCGATCACGCGCGAATATATCCGGCTCGGCGCACTGCGCGGCCTGATCAAGGACGGTAAGGGCCGAACGCTCTACGACCTCTATGACGTCTTCGGCATCACCAAGAAGGTGGTGGATTTCACGTTGGGCACCTCCGCCACCAACATCATGGACAAGTGCGAAGAAGTTCGCGATCACGTCCAGACCCATGTGCAGGGCGAGACGATGGGCAACGTCGAGGCGATCGTCTCTCCGACCTTCTTCTCCAAACTGATCGTGCACGAGAAAGTCGAGAAGTTCTGGCTCAATGCGCAGAACGCCGGCGTGCACAGCCTGATCTCGCGCGAGCAGCTTGGGGGCAACTGGGGTCGGGTGTTCGAATTCAGCGATATCCTGTTCCGCGAATACAAGGGCAGCCTGCCGGTGAAGGATGCCGTCGGCTCGATCACCAATGCCGCCAACGTGCCTACCGGCAAAGGCAATGCCTATCCGACCGGAACCCAGAACATGATGCGGACCTTCGACGGACCGTTCTTCCATATGGACCGGCTCAACATGACGCCGGATGGTGAGGGGGACGAGATGATCTTGATCACCACCAAGCAGCTCGACCACGGCGAGGGTATCGAACTCAAGAGCCAGTCGAACGCGCTCGCTGTCTGCAAGCAGCCGGAGTGCATCGTCGAACTGACGACCTCGAACTGAGGCGGCGACGCGATGGACTTCGCCATAGCAAAAGCGCGTCTGGTCCGCCTGACGCGCGAGACCTTTGGCGAGGTGGTGACGATCCGGCCGATGAAGGCTGGGGAGATGAAGGTGGTGGCGGACCCGAATCGGGCGGTGATGGAGGACATTGCCGCCCGGTTCGACCAAGCGCTTGATACACCGAAGCTCGGCGGTGGCGACAAGATGGGACCGCTGATGGTGTTGGCCGAAAGCAATCCGTCTTTTTCGATAGCGCGCGGGGCACTCTTGTGGCTGCCGGCCAAGAGTGATCGCATCGAGCGCGCCGATGGCGAGGTTCATGAAATCGTCCGGGTCGGCGAAGACGGCAATGGCGCAGTCATCCTCTACGTTTCGAAGGCGAACTGATGAGCCTTGTCCGCCAACTGGCCCAGATCGCGATGGTGCGGGCGATCCGTGGGCACACGCTCGCCGGTCCGCATGTGCTCGACAGCAATATCGCGGGCATGGGCACGATCGATTTTGCCGGCGATCAGCCAGTCATCGCATGCTCGATCGAGGAGAGCGACCAGAACGACAAACACGACCATGGTTTCTTCGGGCGCACGAGCGCGTTCAAGCTCTATGTCCAGGTCGTTGTCGCGACCAAGGTCAGCTACGCCGTCGTTACGGGCGAAGGCGAGGAAGTCGAAGAGATCGAGACCGAGATTGGATCGACCGATGCGGCACGCGAGGCGACGCTCAACATTCTCGACCGGCAGTGGAAACAAGCACTGGTTGATCCCGCCAATGAATGGGGCGACCGGTTCCGGCAACTGGTGCCGTTGATCGGGCGGGTCAGGGATATCCGCATCACGGATCCCGAAGGCGGGCGGAAATATGCCGCCCGGGTTTATGAGATTGACGGCACCGCGATCGCGGAGCCGGATTTCGGTGAGGGGCTGCCAGAGGATATCGACAGGATCCTGACCGCCGCTGCCGCCATAACTGATTACGCCGACATCGTGACGATCTGGCGCGATTTGTTCGCCAAGGCTGCAAGTACCGACGAGACGGTGCGCCTGCAAGCCTCGGCGGCGCTGTCGTCGACGGCATTCGCGGCGCTCGGGCTTAACGTGCTGGAAACCGGCGGTGATGACTTCGCCGATGCGACCATCGATATCGATGGGCTCGATTCCGTCGTCACGCCGGGCAGCGCCGACGATTGGCCGGAGGGCTGACGATGGGCGGTGATATGGGCGACATGCTCGCCAAGATCGTGGCCGACGCGATCCAGCCGGTGTTGCGCGACGTGCATTTTCTCAAAAGCGCGTTCAGCCGCATGGTGAAGGAAGGCGCGGTCGAGGAGATCGACGCGGCCAACGGCTATCGCGTCAAGCTCGGCGAGGGCACGGATGGACAGCCCTATCTCTCCGGATGGCTTCCGTTTCCCGAAGGAAACAAGACGTCGATACCGCTCAAGAAGGGCCAGCCAGTGGTCCTGCTCTCTCCGGGCGGCGATATCCGCCAGGCGCTGATGCTTCGCGGCGGCTACTCCGATGCCTTGCCAAGCCCGAATTCGAACATGGAGGCCAATGTCTTTGAGGATGCCGGCGTTCGCGCCGAAGTCGTCGACGGCAAGCTGACTGTTACGATCGGCGGGGCGAGCTTCGAATTCTCCGGCAGCGGTCTGACGATGTCTGTCGGTGGCACGACCTTCGCCTTCACCGGGTCAGGCTTCGACCAGACTGGGGGCCAACTGACCCATGACGGCAAGGATGTCGGCAAGACGTCCACGCATACCGGCGTGACCGTCGGCGGCGGAACGACCGGGCCGGTCGCTTGAGGATCTGACAGATGGCTGGGATCGACAGGCGCACCGGCAAGGTGATCGACAATTTTCAATCGGCGCTTCAGGGCGTCGAGGTGGTGTTCATCACGCGGCTCGGCGAACGGATCATGCGGCGTGAGTTCGGCGCGGGCCTGATCGAACTGATCGGCCGTCTCGTCAGCCTGAACCTATTGATGGCGTTCCAGCAACTGATCGTCACGTCGATCGATCTTTGGGAGCCGCGTTTTCGGGTGCGGCGCATCCTGTTTGAAGGGTCGGCCGAGCAGATCCGGCTCGGAATCGCGCGGTTCGGGATCGAAGCCGAATACAGACCAAAGGGACATCGCGGTGATTTCACCGTGGAGCGATTGGTGAATTTCTCTCTGACATTTGACGGCAGGGGCGTGAGGGCAGCATGACGACCCGACTGACATCCGCCTCGCTCGACCTTTCGCGTCTGCCGGCGCCGCTGGTTATCGAGGCGCTCGACTATGAGCTGCTACGCACGGCGTTTATCGAGACATTCGTTCCTCTCATCGAGGATGCCCTTGGCATCGACTACGATGTCGATGGTCTGGAAACCGACCCGGCCATCATCATCGGGGAAGCCTTCTCCTATCTCCGGATGCTTGACCGTGCCCGGGTCAATGATGCGGCCCGCGCCGTGCTGGTGCCATTCGCCGTTGGTTCCGATCTCGACAATCTCGCCAGCTTCTTCGGCGTCGATCGCCTGATTGGGGAGGTCGACAGCGCGCTGCGCAGCCGGCTTGCTGCAGCGCCAGACGCGTTCGCGTCCGCCGGTCCGGTCGGGGCCTATATCTTTCATGCCAAGACCGCTTCGCCCCTGGTCAAGGATGTCGGCGCGCGCAGCCCGACACCGGGCGCGGTCCTGGTGTCGATCCTGTCATCCGAAGCGGGGAACGGCACGCCAAGCTCCGATGTGCTGCAGGCGGTTCGCGCACGGCTCGCGCGCCCCGACATCAAGCCGCTGACGGTGGCGCTCACTGTTCAGGCTGCATCGATCACCGCGATAAATCCCGCCTTTACGCTCATGATACCGGCGGGCCCCGACCCCGTCCTGATCCGCGCTGCCTCGGAGGCGGCGGTTCGTGGATATGCGGCCGAGCGGCATGCGGTGGGTAAGATCTGGCGATGGGACGGCATGGTCGCCGCCGCCAAGGTTCCCGGCGTCGAGAAGGTATCAGCATTCTCGCCGTCCGCGGATGTCGATCCGGGCTTCGACGGCGCGGTCTTTATGAACTCGCTCACGATCACGGTGGAAACCGGCGGATGAACCTGCTTTTCGCCAACACTGTCCCGTTCACGAACAACGATAGTCTCGTGCCAGCGTCGTCGACGCCGTGGGAGTTCGCTGTCGAGCAGGCCGGGCAGACGTTCAGCGCGCTTTCGGTGCCGAATGCGGCGCTGTGGAATGCCGACACGTGCCCCGAGCACATGCTGTCCTGGCTGGCGGTCAGCCTCTCGGTTGATCTATGGCGGCCGGACTGGCCTGTCTGGAAAAAGAGGCTTGTCTGCCGCGAGGCGGTCCAGCTCGCGCGGATCAAGGGCACGCGGGCGGCGCTGGAGCGGTATCTCACGCAGGCCGACGCGGAGCTGGTCAGCGTGATCACTCCGCCGGTCAAGATGTTCGCCGGCAAGAGCTACACGAAAGTCGAGCTGGACCGATTCTATTCGGTGATGCCGCAGCTGCGGATCTATCCACATCGCCTCCGCAACCGGAATGTCTTCGGAAAGATGTTCGCCGGCCGTGGGGTAGGTCCGGGCCGCTTCGCACTCGTCTCCGTTGCCCGCACCGGACGCCGGACATTTCTGTTCGATCCGTTGGATGGGACGTCAATTGAGCTGGTCACTCTGCAATTCGATACGCGCAGCGAGTTCCAGAGCGCCGTCGAGATCACGCGGGTCGTGACGCCGGGGAAGCCCGGCAACGCCCTGTTCGCAGGCTTCCATGCGGGCATACATGCCGGCGTCGTTGCGAAACGATCTGTTGTGCACACGGTCGAGGTGGTGACGTCCTACCTTCATCAGGAGGGGACGCGCAGGCTCTCCACCATCGAGCCCAGTTTTGAGCCGATCCTGGTCCGTCAGGAACGCGGTACCGATCGGTGGCAGGGGCGGGGTGGGAAATTCTTCGCTGGCCGTACCGCCGGCAGGTTCGCCTGTCCTTCCGACGCCTGGCTGCATGTCTATTCGCTTGTGCGACTGCACGATCCCGCCCGAAGCCCTGCGCTTCGCCATGGTGCGCGCGCCTTTGCGGGCGACCGCGTCGGCATCCGTCCCCATACCGCACATGTGCGGGTCCGGATCTCGATCCCGCATCGGGAGCGAACGATGTTTGCCGGCCGCCATGCAGGACGCGTCTTTGCCCGACCGGTGGACACCCGGATCCGCGATGCCGCGCTCGAGGCGGTGCAAGTTTCGAAATCCGCTCACGAGAAAATCCTCGTGAGCTTCCAGAACTGGCGCGAGCCGACATTCGGCGATGCGCTTCCCCTTGATGGCAACCGCCGGTTCGGCGACCTCATTCCGAGAAAGGCAAGCTGATGTCCAGCGTCGTCAAAATCCAGGACAACCAGGAGCTTCCCGCCTCCGACCTAATGCGCATGCAGACCCTGCGGCGCGACCAGATCGATAACCTCGTCGGTGATGCGATCGACGATACGCCGAAGTTCGCGGGTTTCGCGGTGACGGTCAGCGGCACGACCGGCCTGATCATTGGCGCGGGCCGTCTCTATATCGCCCGGATCGGGTATTCGCGCGAGGCCGACGCAGGCGCCACCTTCGACCTGGTCAGCGGCACGGTGCAACTGCCCGTCTCTCAGGGCAAGATCGTCAGTCTTGTCGGATGGGGATCGGAAACTGATACGGACACCCAGCCGCGCGAGTTCGAAACCGCGGTGACCAACACATCCGGCAGCTATACCGGGGAATATACGGTCGAAAGCCGGGACGTCGCCACGATCACGACGCGGCGCGCCAATCTGGCTCTGCTCGAAGGCACGGAAAGCGCGAACCCGGCGCCGCCGGCTGTTGGTAACGGCCAGGTCGAAATCGCCCGCATCCTGTGTTCGCCGACAGGCGTCACCTCGGTTTCCTATGTCGAGGCCAACAGGCTTGAAACGGTGAAGGATCTCGATGTCCGGGCGCGGTCACTCGAGCAGTTTGCGGACGCGGCCGGGGCATCGATCAACTCGATCATTTCCGACATTGCCGCCATTCGCTCCATTCTCGCCGGGCTGCCGAGCGACGTCATCGTCCGGATGCTGGTGCGCGACATGGCGCGGGTCAAGGAGATCGTCGGTCGCCCGGATGACCAGACCGCCTATGGCGCGCTGACGTTCGGCACGGCCAACGAGATGGACCTGACCCATGCGGCGAGCCTGTGCTCGATCGATGGCACGCTGACCTTCCCGGCAGCCGCCATCAAGGAGGCGCTCTACGCCTTCGCCAATCCGAACGAACCGCTGATGCAGAAGCGCGGAACCCTGACCATGCCTGTTCACACCGAGGTGCTGGTCATCGACACGATGCTTGGCCTCAACTGATCCAATCCGAAGGGCAAACCAATGGCAAAAGTGAACACCGGCAAGGCCAGCACGACGCTCGCACTTACGCCGTCCGTCGAACGCCAGCGCATCGAGGTGAAGCCCAACGGCAACACCGTGATCGTCGAGCGCAACAAAAGCGTGGTTCCGACGACCACGGTCAAGGAAGCTGTCCAGTACGACTCGGCGGGCAAGCCGACCGGGACCCTGGTGACGACCACGACCGTGAAGGACCGGACGATCCCTGTCGAGCGGACCGTCATCAATAAAAACGGCAAGGTCGTGAAGCATGCTGTCCAGGTCAAGACGGGCCAGAATGTCAAGGTCACGACATCACTCGTGCCCTATTCGAGCCCGGACTATGAGGTCGAAATTCCGACGCCGATCATCATCACCGGCACGGCAACCCAGGCGGACCAGGTCATCAGCTACCCTGCCGTCGACGACGACGGCCAGATTATCCCGGCCGTCGATGTCACGGGTGTCCCTTATCAGAGTGTTGGATCGATCGCGTCGACGGCAAACGGTTCGATCGTGGCGCAGACCTGGCGCGCGCCGCGCGACGGGTTCGTGACGTCCATCGCGGTCAAGATCACCGATCTGGGAACCGCAGGCGCGCTTACCGCCATGATCTGCGGCACTCAGGACACCGGAGAGCCGGATCTTTCGAATGTCTATTCCAAGAAGACGACGAACTTTGTCGATCTTGCCACTGGCTGGCTGAAGGTGACGTCCGAGCCTGTCCTGGTCAGCAAGGGGACACTCTACTCCCTCGCGCTTGAGAGCACCGGCGCCCACTCCTTCGAATGTGCCGTCGGCGGCAACTTCAGCCAGGGCACGTTCTTCGACTGCCTTGATAACAGCTGGTTCCGGGGTGCGCAGGACACCGACCTCGGCATGCGGGTTTATTTCGCGGAGTTCGCCAACACCCAGATCACCACGACAATGGAGCCGCTGGCGCTCGAGAACGGGATCGGCGCGGTATCGCTCCGACTGTTCGAACTCAAGCCAAGCGGCACCGAGCGCGTGACACAGGTGCAGGTCGATGGGGTCTGGACCGACATCGCCGCCGATACCGTCGCGTTCCCGTTCACCGGCTTGCCGGCGCAGCGCCTCATGCGGCAGGTCCTGTCCGGTACCAAGGACCTGATGCCGGCGACCAATCACGACATCAGCCGATCCACGGCATACCGCAAGCGCACCGATTTCACCGGCGTGACCAAGCTGATCACGGCCGGCGCCTCTGTGACCGCCGCCACGGTGAAGATCACGATGCACGGCTATATCGAAGCGGACCACAACTGCGTGATCAAGCTGATGAAGGCTGACAATACGCAGATAACGGCGGCTGCCGTCTCCGACACGCCGACCGACGACCCCAACATCATCGAGCGGACGGCGACGTTCACGTTCTCGTCGCTCACACAGTTCCGGGTCCGGATTGAGGGGGCGACAAACTCCGCTCTGTCGACATTCGGTATCTCCGAAATCCTCTACAGCGCCGACTAACAGGAGCGCCCCATGGCACCCAAAGCAAAGCCGGCCGCCGACCAGGTGGCAACCATGAACGGGTCTGTCTCCGTCGACGTGGAGACGACGTATGCCGTAACGCTGGCCTTCGCCGTTCGATATCTCGGCCAGTGGATCCGGCCGTCCGACCGCAATATCAAGCTGCGCGGCGACGCCCTGCTGGCGGTCGCCGACAGCGCGCGTGAAGGGACGATCATCGATGCCACGCCGCTTCAGTAACGCGCCACTCAAGAGCACGGATCCTGCGAGCGCTGACAAGCTCAATCCGCTGTTCGTGACACTCGACGCGGCCATAGCTGCGCTCGAGGCGGTGCGGATGGATTGGGAAGCTCAGATCCTTCAGTTCAACACGAATGGATTGAGGCGCGTTTCCGAGGCGATTCAGCCGCTGATCTCGCAGTTGAATGCAATTGTCGACGGCGGCTTGCTGGTCGCGCAAACCGATGACCTCGTCGAGATCGTTCAGGGTGAAGAGGTTGATTTCTTCATCCCTGTTGGCGCCAGGGTCGGCTTCCGCCCCACGCCGTTTCTTGCGATCACGTCGCCAGATGAATACGAGGATTGGGCGGCGGCGCGGCTGGTATCTTACAGTGACGTTTCTGGCCTTCTCCGCGTCGAAATCCTCTATCTCAATGGGTCGGGTGCCGAGCGTACCGGGTGGACGATATCGGCCAGCTCCGGCGTCGTCGACGCGGTTCACCAATGGTTCGTCGATACGGGGATTGCGAGGAACGAAGCGGTTGACGCCGCGGAAGCAGTGCTGGCTGCCGCGGTCCTCATCGCTGGCGGTCCTGTTTCAACTGTCGCTGGACTGGCGGGGGTGGTCACGGCCTCGGCTTTGCGCGCCGCGCTTGGTCTTATGATCGGCGACACCGTGCAGGCCTTCGATGGCGACCTCACGGCTATTGCTGCTTTAACGCCCGCGAATAACGACTTCCTGCAGCGCAAGTCAGACGCGTGGACAAACCGCACGATTGCGCAGGTCAAGACGGATCTCGGGATTTCGAGCTTTGCCGAGACCTTGCTGGACGACACATCCGCCGTCGCGATGCGCGCCACGATCGGTGCGATCAACGGGCTGGTGCCGTTTCCACCCATAACCATCACCGGCTCCCCGACATCTGTCGTGCTGACGGGCATACCTGCGACGGGCTATAGTCATTTCATGCTCGTGGGCCACAATGTCGTGACCGACAGAGTGGCGATCAACGACGTTCTCTACCTCGAGGTATCTACTGACGGTGGCGCGACGTTCAAGACGGCATCCGGGGACTATCGCGATGGCACGGGGGCCAGAGCCGCACTCACGCAGTTTGGCGTGCCATCGGCCAGCGCAAGTTTTAAGTACGGCGGGTTTTTGATCGACCTCATCGGGCTTGGCAATGCGGGCAGAGCGACGATGGGTTCAATCGGATACACCTATGCCGCGGTTTCGACGGGCAACATCACTATCACTGCGCCGGGATCCGCTATTTCGGTGCGAGCAGCCATCGAGGCGGATACCTGCATCAGGCTTCGGACTGAGGCCGGAGCCGCGATTGTGTCCGGCACAGTGCAACTCGTCGGGGTGCTCGAATGACCAATCTTGTGGCGTATCTCGGTCCCCGTGAAGAGGTGATCGACCCGGAAACAGGCGCTGCCACTGGAGAGGTCGTGATGCCGGGCGGCGGCGCTATCGTCGAAGGGCATGTTGACCTCACTCCGGATCAGGTCGCGGAACTCGCCGCGCTGATATCGCCTTCGCTCGATCAACGAAAGGCGAGGGCGCTCGCCGCTCTGGCGGCCCGCCGATGGCAGGCCGAGACCGGCGGCATAATCGTCGGCGGCCTGGCGATCAAGACTGATGAGGACACCCAGCGCAAGATCACCGGCGCCTATGTGAAGGCCGACAAGGATGCCGGTTTCACCGTGCAGTGGAAAGTCGATGCCGGTGTCTTCGTCACGCTGGACGCAGCGATCATCGTCGCTGTCGGCGATGCGGTGACAGCCCATATCCAGTCCTGCTTCGAGAACGAGGCAGACCTCAGCACTCTCATCGTCGAAGCCGGCGACGAAGCGGCCCTTGCAGCGATCGACATCGAGAGCGGCTGGCCGGGCTAGTCGTGGCGCGGTGACCTTCATCGCACTCAAACGATCGGCCGCCGACCATCAACAAGCGAGCCTGCCGACATGACCTTAACACTGACAACAGGAGTAAACTCGATGACCGCACCGGTTATTGGCATGCAGTTTTCGCGCCCGAACGATGAGCCGGTCCCGGTCACGGGTGCGGACTTTTCGAAAGTCCTGATCATCGATACTTCCGATGACGCGGATGCCGACGACTTTCCTTACAAGGTGGCAAAACGCGGGTCTTCAACGAATGTGGCCTTCATCGAAGCCCTGGGGACCGGCAATCTTGCCGCAGCGGTACGTGGCATCAACGACCAGCTCGACGGCCTGAATATCGGTTGCGACATCACCGTCGTTCGGATTGAAGAGCATCTCGACGAGGACGATGAGCCTGATATCGCGGCGATCTCGGCCGATATCGTCGATGTGCTCGACGACATCTCGCTGATCCCGTCTTTGGTCAACGCGACGCCGCGCATCATCGTCGCCGGCTATACAGACTGGCGGACGGACGTCAACACGGTCAATCCCGTGATCGCCGCGCTGCAGGTGGCGTGCCCGAAGATCCTTGCCATCGCGCCCGTTCAGGTGGATGCGACGAGCGCCGCGAACGCAATCGATTTTCGCGAAGACATGAGCTCGGAACGCCTGATGCCCATCGGCGTGAAGGCCAAAGTCTATGAGGGCGTGAACCTCGTCACCCGGTCGATGGCCCCGCGTGTGGCAGGGCTTTTCGTCCGAACCGACAATGCCCATCTCGGCAAGCCATTCGACCCGATCTGCAACCTGCCAGTGCTCGGGCTTGCCGGCCTGTCGCGCGACATCCCGTTCACCTTCCTCGACGGCTCGACCGAAGGTCAGCAGATGCTCGAGGGGGACGTGTCGATCGTGGCGCGGGGCGAGACCGGCGTCGACGGTGCGGTCTCCGACGGCGGTTTTGTCTTCATCGGAACCGACAATGCCTCGACCGGTGAGTTGTGGAAGCAGATCCACCAGGTGCGCGGCGCCGACTACATCACCGTCAAGATCATTCAGATCACGCGCCAGTTTCTCGGCAGGAAGATCACAGCGGATCTGGCGGAAGCCTGGCTCAACTCGATGGCCTTCATGCTGCGCGACCATAAGGCCGATGGCGATATTCTCGGATACGCACCCGTCGAGACGATGTTCCTCGCTGACTCGAACAGCCCTGAGAACATCCGGCTCGGCACGCTCAGGGTCGATCTCAGCATTGAGCCGGCGCCGAGCTTCAAGCGCGCCGATCACGTGATCCGCCGCTACCGTCCGGCCGTCGAAGGCCTGGTGGAAGAGATCATTGCGCGCCTGAGCACGGCGGCCTGACGCACTCGGTTCAAAGGAGAATATCATGTCCAAGCTTTTCATGCTGGTGGGAATTGACGTGCGTCGCGCGGGCGAGGCCGGGTCGGGACGGCCGAACATCGTGTCGAAGGTCACGTTTCCCGGGATCAAGCTGCTCACGGCGAGCCACAATCCCGGCGGCGGCGTTGGCGCGGTCGACTTCGTGATGCCGCGGATCGAGGCTCCGGAAGTGGCCTATGAGGCCAAAGGGATCGATACCGATCCCTTCAAGGGTTTCGGGGCCAGGGACAAGTGGGTGTTTGCCGGAGCCTATCGCGATCACCGGGCTGGCAAGGTCGTGCCGGCGAGAATGGTGATCGAAGGGGCGATCGCCGAATGGGCGCCGGATGAGGGGAGCCCCGAGGAGTATCAGGGCTGCACCCACACGTTCAAAGAGATCACACACTACGCCTTCAAGCTCGACGGGAAAGAGCTCTGGTACTGGGACTGGGACGAGCGCGAACTCAGGGCCAATGGCCAGGACCATTTCAAGGATATCCGGCGCGCCCTCGGCTCGTAGTCAGAGCCTGAGATAGCCCCTGGCTGCTGCTCCCAACATTCGTCTCGAAAAGGAAATGGGATGTCTGAAACCATCAATTACAAACTGAAATCTCCGATCACGGTCGAGGGCGGTGCGCCGCTTGAGGACGTAACCCTGCGCGAACCGACCGTTGACGACATGATCGCGGTCGATGATGCCGGCGATCTTGGCGATACGATGAAGCTCGTCACTCTCATGGCAAGAGTCTCGGGGCTTTCGATCGAGAACTTCCGCAAGCTCGGCTCGCGCGACGCGCTGGCGATGAAGAAACTGGCCGACGCCAAATGGGGAAACGACCTGGAGGATGGCGAGACATCGCCGTCCTGATCTCTCATTTCACCGCCACGCCCCGGCCTGTCGTCGGGGCTTATGCCATCACCGAGGCCGACCGCGAGGTCGCCGCCATCGCTCGCATCCGGAAACGCTTGAATGGCAAAACTCAGCAGTAGCCTGGTCATCTCGCTGACCGACAGGGTCAGCGGGCCGGCGCGCGGCATC